ATCCAGAACCGCCACAGCCGGGTTGGTGTAGGTGTGGGTCGGCGTCGTGTTGTAGATCAGCGCCCCTCGAGCCGTGATGGTCGCCGTGGTGAACGACAGATCAGCAAAGTCCGTGAACGCCGTGGTGCCGCTGGTCGTCGGATCAATCCGGGTCAGCGTGCCGCCGCCCGCAGAATACGAACCGGAGTCCCCGACCTCGTTGGTCGCGGTGTAAGCCGTGGTGGCCGCCGTGAACGTAGCGCTGTTCGTGTACAGAGCCAGCTTGAAAGTGTCGCCGCCGGTTAGACGGAAATCGTGTACGCCCTCAAGCACTTGCTGCTTGAAGCTCGTGGTCATGTAATTCCCAGTGAATGCCATTTCACATGTCCTTTATGTGTCGAGCTACCTCGGGCATGCCCGCTTGCTCAAGTTTGCTTGCGACCGTACAACGGTCCTCTCGTACAGCCATATTAACATATTGACTGATGACCTCCAACATGCGCTGTCGGTACGCCCGCGCCTGCTGAGCGATCTCCGGAGGGGCGCTCTCGGACACGCTGATCAAGCGATCGACGCACATCTCTGCAACGGCCTCGGGGCTGTGTCCTCCGCCGGAAGACGTACGGACATTGACTGAAAACGGCACCGTCATCAGTTCATCAACCTCCCGTCGCGGTAGTTGTCGCGCATGCTGCGCACGCCAATCCCACCAAGCTGCTCCAGAGCCTCACGGTAGCGCCCCTCATAGCCCTGCAGGATGTCCGCCTCGCCCTTCATGAAGGTATAGGCTTCGATCAAGGCACCGTATAGCAGAACAGCCTCGGCATTGTCCCCAAGCCAAGACGTAGACGTAGTGACGATGGACGGCGGGTCGTAATAGTAATGCAGCTCGATCGTGTAGGTGTCGTCCGGCGTGGGCCCAAGGATGAAGTTGCCGCTCTCCGCCCCGCTGTCCCCATCGAACTGGGCATAGTATTTGGGCAGTGCCTGCGTGCTCGCAGACGGATAAGCCTCGCGGATGAAGTTCACATCCTTGTCGAGCAGGTATGTGTAGTCTCCATCACCGTCGGCAACGGCGATGGAGAACACGGCCAGAAAGTCCGAGGGGCGAGCAAGATACTGATTGCCCGCCGCCGTCGTTGTCGTTGCGTTCTTGCGGAGCTCCGGGATCATCACCGAGCGATAGATACGCTCCTCCGCTTGGCGCACGAAGTTGGGAATCTGAGCGACAAACTCAGTCTCCTCGTTCTCCGTGTACTGCTGGATCGCTGTGGACAGCTCCGAATAGTTCATGTCTTACCCCGAACGACCGTATTTTCCGCCCTTTTTGGCGGCTCCCATGCCACGGCAGCTGCCGCCGCTGGCCATCTTCTTCATAGGCTTCTTGTCCATCTTGCCGCCCGACATCTTCTTCATGGGCTTCTTGGCCATCTTGCCGCCGGACATCTTCTTGGTCACCGGCTTCTTGGCCTTCTCGTCCATCGCAGCTTCTTTGGCGCGACGTTCAGCTGCACGGTTGCCGCTCTCCACAGCCTTGCCGTCCATGTAGTCTTGGGCCTTTTTCGGATCGCGCGCCTTGGGGCGCTTGGATTTCGTAAGTGCTGCCATGTCAATCTCCTGTGCTGACAGTTACGGCCCCGACGGAGCCTTCAAGGTAGACCAGCGGGTTGCCGACAGGTCCCCAGCCGAACAGCGCCCGGCTCTCATCAATGGAGTTGTCAGGGCGCGGGTTGCGGAGCGACTGCGGGTCAACGACGCGCACGCGCCCCAAGAAGTTCTGAGGATGGTCCGGATCAACCACATCCTTGCCCACACGGAACCCTGTGCGGTGCCCGTCCTTGTATTCCCACACAAGGTCTTTGAGAGGGTAGCGGAACCCAGTCTTGTCGCAGTACCCGTAGGCGTGTTTTCCGGAAGCGTAGGCCATCAGTAGCGCCTCCCCGGTGTCAGATGCAGCGACGCCCGCTCACGGTCCTCCGCGGCGGCCAAATCAAACTGCTGCTCGTATTCCTGCTTTAGGGCGACGGCGCGATCAGCAGCCTCCGGCTTCTTCATGGCGATCTGAAACGCCAGACCCGCCACAAGGGCGGGCACGAAGCGAGGCGGTATGGACGCGCTGCCCGAGATGCCCGATGTCATCCCGTCGATGCCCTTCAGGCGGTAATAGAACAGCGTGTAGTCATCGGAGTCCGGCACCGGCCACAGCGTGGCTGTCACGTCGCTCGCGCCACGATTGATGTAAATCTGCGTCGGCCGACCACGGGTGTTCTTGTTTGTCTGCTGAGCGTATGTCGAGACGCTGACCCGCATCAGCGCGGTGTCGATCTGGTTCGTGCCCGTCCCTGTCCGCAGCTGGTGCTCAATCAGGTCGATCGTATCCGTCGGCATGGTATATTCGGCAGTGCCCGCCGTCAGCGCCTGAGTGCCCGACTCAATCGTGAACAAGTTCAGTCCGCGGTTCTGCCACTCCAGCGTGAGGAAGTTCAGGCTGCGGCGCACCGTCCGCAGGTCGTACCCCGTGCGCATCTCGAGCCCTGCGCGTTCGAAGGCTTCCTCAAAGAGCTCGGAAAGATCAGGGGTCACAACTGCCATGGTCAGCTCCTACGGCTCGTCGCCGTCTTCTTGGCGATCTTCTTAGGTTGTGCCACATGTTGCTTGCCTTTGCGAGTCCCTTCACGCTTGGCACGCGTTGTGGCAGCGTATTCGGCGTCGCTGAGGTTCTCTATGGCGCGCTTCGGCAGGTAGCGCTCACCGGTGGCGTTCTTGCCCTGTGTGGACGGCTTGCCGCTCTTGGTGCCCCACTTCTGCCGTGTCCAGCGATCTAGGCTCTTCTGAGGGGCGCGCTTGCTCATGTCGTGTATCCCCCGCCCTTCTCTTTGTAGCGTTTGGCCAACATCTGCGCCTTGCGCGCTGACCACTGCCCCGGCTTGCCGCCTTTGCCGCCAGCCTTGATGGACTCGAAGAGGTTCTTGCGCATCCCCGGCTTGGTGTAGTTCCCGGCCTCGTTGACGCGAGACTTGGTCTTACCACCCTCTTTCATGGCGACCACACGACCGCGCGTCTTGCCGCGCTCGCAGCAACCATCTCCGCGGCCCATCCGGCCACCAGAACCAGCTCTGGCGACGCCCTTCAGCTTCCCGCTGTTCTCCGAAGCATAGAAGACGCGGTCACCCGCCTCATCGCCGTACTGCTCACGCATGGCCCTCTTGATCTTCTTACCTTTGGATGTCAGCGGCATCAGGTGAACCTCCCTCGCGTTCTGCCACGAATGCAGACGCCGTCACCGCGGCCCATCTTGCCACCGGCCGCAGCCCGCTTGACAGACTTCTGCCCTTTGCAGCCCCACGCCTTGCGCCGAGCTTTGACCTTCGGAGTTCGCTTCTGGCTCACTGTGCGAGCGCAGTATGCGTCGCCACGAGGCGTGCCGGGCGATGAGACCCGGCGATGCTTCTTGCCCTCGCTGTCGGTGTATGTGGTGCCGTCAGCGTACTTCTCGTCGGCCGGTCGATCGTCCTTTGCCATGTCACTCCATCCTACGCTCCAGCAGGTTCAGCAGCCGGTTTATATCCGACCTCATCCCCCGGACATTCTCGTCTATACGCCCAAGCTGGACCGCCTGTGCGCTGGCGTTTCTCTCCAGCATCTCAACGCGTCCGTTGACAACTCCTATGGAAACCCGGTTGTTCTCGATGTCCTTGAACACGACCCCTGCGGCCCAGCCCAAGAACGCGATTTGTCCGACAGCTGTCAGGATCAGAGCGATCGGTATCCGCCGGTCTAGGTGCCAACTTTGAGCTTCAGACATGAAAACCTCAGCTGTAGAAGATCGTGAACGCTGTGAGATTTGTCGCGGCGGTGACCAGCACATCGTTTTGAGCACGGATGCCGTTATCCGGGATTCTCACTGAATGGGAGTCGCTGACCGCAAAATCCACATCGAGGAGCGTTTCACCCCCGGAGCCATCCGTAATGGTGAGGCGACCGGCACCGCCCGCTCCAACAAGCACTTGGACTTGACGGATTCGAGCAGGCCCAACGGCCAGAGAAGCGGCCGTTGTGAGCCGCTTTGCTTTGATGTCTGACAAGGCCATGGCTCATTTCCCTTTTTTGGCAGGTTTCGGCTTTGGGGCTGGCTTGGGAGCTGCGGGCTTACGCCGCGCCAGCTCCTCTTCGCTCGCGGGTGTCCACTTGATTGCCATGTGTCACCTCACGACGCTGCGATAGTTGCACCGGTGTCCGAACGCTTCCAGTCAGTGCCGTCGGAGAACGCGAGAATCGCGCTGCCGGCAGCGCCATCGCTCACATAAACAATCGTGCCGGCGCCAGCATCCGAAGCGGAAGGAGCGGTTGCAACAGTGTAGGTGGGAACTTGGGCGGCACCTGTGAGGTCGCCGGTGAAGCCATTGGTCGATACGACCGGGCCGGAAAACGTGGTCTGAGCCATTTTTGTACCTCATGCACAAGGGTTTGCCGCGCAGTCTGTGCATCGTCAGGTAGGCGACCTGTCTGCACGGCTTGGATGTTGCCTGCCCAAACCATACATCACCACAGAACAAAAAGAAAGGGCGGCCCGAAGACCGCCCTCCTGAATCACTGTCCCGTGATTATGCGCCCGGTGAGCCGAACATGGCCAGCGGATCGGACACCCCGAACGAATAACGCTCGCGTGCCTTGTAGCGCACGTTACCAGTGTCGAAGTCGCCGTCCATCGAGGTCGACATCGGCGTACGCACGAAGTGCTTGTAGCCGTTCGGCACGTCGGTGGTCAGGAACCACGCGTCAGTGTCGGTCAGGTAGTGGTTGACACGATNCCCTTCAGGGATCGAGCCGTTGCTGCGCAGCGCGTTCAGGTCGTTGTCCGCGGTGCCAACACGCAGCTCGGTCTGCAGGAGACGCGTAGCGACGAACATCAGCGACGGGGGAACGATCAGCTTGCGGGGCTGAGCCGCAATCAGGAGGCCCCGCTCATCGACGTAGGCGGCGATATCAATCACAGCCTGCTCGAGCGAGGTCTCGTTGAGGTCCGAGTCAACCGCCGGACGGTTCCGGTTCGTCACACCTTCCACAGTGGGATGTGATGCGTTGAACAGGGTCACACCATCACCACCGGTGAACGTGTCAAAGCCGGTGTTCAGCAGCGAGGCTGCCTTGACCTGCTTCGTGTAGGCCATGGCGCGAGCCAGTGCCTTGGTGTAACGGGCCGACAGAGAGTCGTACAGGTTGTCTTCCATCGCCTCTTCGGTGATGGAGAAGCCCATAGCGACGGTCTCGTGGTTGTAGCGAGCCGTGAACGCCTCTTGTGCGTTGTCGTACGAGATCGACGAACCCTCGGCCTTGACCGGTGCAGCACCGAAGCCCGACAGTTTGACTTCCTCTTCGAAGGAGCGCTCCGAAGTTTCAGTCTCGTAGATTTCCGCGTGCTCGTTCTCGTACTTNTCGTACTCGAGGCCGAACAGAGCGTTAAGGCCCGGAAGCAGCTCTTTGAGAAGCTGGGAGCGTGAAATAGCCATGNTTCAGTCTCCCTTACAGGCCAACGGCGTTNGTCAGGCTGTGGTAGCCCGGGTTGAACTTGACCAGAACGTCNGGATAGGCGTCGCTGATCGGCGAAACCGGGGCCACGATGCGGAAGGCCGCAGTTGTGGTCACGGTGGTGGCATCCAGCGCAGAAGTCGAGTTGCCTGTCGTGGTGCTGCCAGTCGAGGTGCTCTGTGCTGCGGCGAAGAAGGTATTGGCGCCGATGTCCGACTGGTCAATCGCGCCGTCAAGCTGGGCTTGGAACAGCACGTTTGGGTCGTCCACGACATACGCCTTGATCGCGGTGCCGGTGGGGGCAGCATAACCCGACGGGTAATACTGCGAGTGCAGAAGTTGCCCCTGTGCGTTGACGTATTCACAGCCAACAAAGACACCCATTGAGCCGGTCAAGGTCGTGCCGGTCGGAAGTGCGTTGGTCGTGCCGTCTGCGCCAGTGGCAGTCGAAAGCGCGATGTAACCATCCGCGCCAATGTGAACGACTTGACCGTAGAAGAGGTTGGTTGCCTCGCCTGCGGGGTCGATCAGGTACTCGGACGTCGCTCCGGCGTAAGGCATGCCATCAGCACGCTTGACCGGGCGGAGTCCATAAGGAGTAGCTGTCGTAGCCATCTCATATCTCCAAAGTGATAGGGTTCACGATAAGGGTCAGCCCTTACCAAACGAAGTGCGTGTTTGACGCTCCGGCCGAAGGACCGGCATGCGAGGATCAGATTGCCGCAGATAGTTGTTGTCCACGGCCTCCATCTGCTGTCTGGCCTGATTGAGCTGGTGCTCGACACGGTCTTCAGCAATCTCCTCTGGAACGGCGCACAAGAGTAGACCGCCAACTTCAATGTTGTCTTTGAAGCGGGAGTCCATGTCGGAGAGGAGTTTCATCTCCGGGTGATCGGCTGCCTTGACCGGGACATACCCTTCGCGGAATCGCGTAGAGACGTTCGGATTGTCAGATTGCCCAAGCATGGAGGTGCGAACCCAACGGAATTTGTATCCGTCACGAGGTTCGGGAGTGGGCAAAGCAGACGGCCGAGTCCACGAGCGCTTACGCTCCGACTGTTCGCGGGTCTTGTGCTCTCGGGGTGTTCGGTCAGCCATTTCTTGCGTCCTTCATTAACTGCGCCACGTACTGTTCGTTCGTGAGCCCAAGCCGTTTGGCGATAGCGGCTTGAGTAGAGGTTATCTTGTGAGTGCGCGGTTTTTTACCACTGCGTGCTGCAGGGGCCACCACGTTGGCCGCCTTTTGTTGCCGGGGAGTAACCTCTTCTTCCGCGGCGTCGGCAAACTTGTGCGGGAACACCTTACGGAGTTCCTTGTCGATCTCAGTGTAATATTTTTCACTGTTGGGATCAACTCCATTCAGAACAAGCTCTTCATGCACACCCAGAGCGTAGGATGTCATGCGTCGATCGTTCATGTACCACGGGTTGTCCTGCATCCACTTTTCCTGCCGCGGATTGAGCTTGGGCTTTTCGGGCTGCTGCTCCTGACGCGGCTGTGGCTGAGCCTGTGGTTGCGGTTGGGCTTGCGGCTGAGGGCGATAATTCTGCAGGCGGTACATGTCGTTCTGCAGTGCCGTCAGCTTCTCCTGCGCCTCGAGGAGCGCGTCGGAATCGCCGGTCTCATAGGCCGCACGATATGCCGTCTTGGCGCTCGACAGCTCGGACTGAACCCGAGCCTTGGCCTGCTCGACGAGGCTGCCCTCGCTCTTCTGCATGCGTTGGCGGAGAGTTTCGTTCTCCTGCTGCACCTGCTTGGCGTAGTTGATCGCCTCTTCGCGAAGGCGGGCCGCCTCTTGCTTCTGGCGCTCGGCCTCGTGATATTCGAACTTCAGCTTCTTGATGCGCTTCTGCACTGACTCGCTGTAGTTCTCCAGATCATCGTCATTCGGCAGATCGGGAGCTTCGTCCTCGGCGCGGCGCGGCCGCTGGTCCTCGGGAACGTCATCAACGACTTCGACCTCGAAATCGCCGTCATCGTCCTCATCTTCGTCCTCGGACGCGGCAGCGATCAGATCGTCGCCGCCGTCCACGTCGTCGTGAATATCCTGTGCTCGTTTGTTCATAGTCAGCCCTCCGGACTCGGTTTCGTTGCGGCCTTTACGGCCCACATGGCGGCGTCCTCGACATGGGTTTGGGCCAGAGCCTTGAGCCGACGAACCTCATCTTGGCGCGCAAGCTCGGCGTCAGTCTCGGTGCCCAAGTTGGACGGGATCGTGTCGATCAGGTCGATCAAATCGGCCGCGGCACGCTTGATCTTTCCAACGGAGTCAGCCGCCGACGGATTGAAGTTGATACCTACGCGGTATTCACCCTTGGTCATGATTATGCCCTCTTAAATCCGCGGGGATCGTCGACAACGGCTTCCACCGTGTCGTCGTTGATGAGCCGGAACTCTTTGTCCATGATCTTGAACCGTGTGCCCGAATAGGCACGGAAGATCACAAAATCCCCCTCCTTGCACCACGGCCCGGACGGGAACCGGTCAGGATCGCTGTATGCCTGCGGCCCGGCCTTGAGGACGAATCCGAGGATTGACGCAACCTCTTCCGCTGATTTCAGGGAGTCGGGC